AAGCCGCAGGTCCCTTGTTCGATTCAAGGTGTTCCGATGATTGTGGGGAAGCGTTTTTATAAAAAAAGGGCATCCTTAGCGGGTGTCCTTTTTATATTCATTTTTCATTTTCCGGCGTCTGAAACTCAGGGCGCCCGGGTCCTCCTTCACGGAGAGGATAGCCAGATAGGAAGGTGAGGTGACAAGATGCTTAAGTCATGTAAATACTGTGGCCGCATCCATGACGGCCAGTATGACTGCGGCAGGAAGCCAGCACCGCAAAAGAAGATAACCTACATAGACCGGTTCCGTAGCTCCAGAAAGTGGAGAGAGAAGCGGGAACAGATACGCCGGCGTGACAAGAACCTCTGCCAGGTGTGTATTCGCAACCTTTACGGTACAGAACGGCAGTATAACTATGAGAACCTGTCCGTCCATCATGCCATACCGATTGAGACGGATTATGACCGGCGCCTGGATGATGACAACCTGCTGACTGTATGCGGGATGCACCATGAGATGTGCGAGAGTGGAGAGATACCGTATGAAACTATAAAAGAGATTATAGATGAACAGGAGGAAAGTCAGTGAGACTATGGATTGAAGTTGAAAACGGAAAACGGGTTGAATGTGAAGAGATTAAGACGGTAAACGGCCAGGATAGCATTCTTGTCTTTGAGACAGCCAAGAAGCTGACGAAGTCATGCATAGATGACTTTCGTAAATACATCAAAGAGCAGACCGGTCATGAGTGTGTCCTGGTGGGTGCAGGAATCCGTCTGGTGGCGGAGGTATCCCCCGGGGAGTTGTGTAAAAAATAGACACACTTCGGGACACCGACGCCCCACCTTTAAATACACAAAATCTTAGAAATGAGAATTTCGGCCCAGAAGGAAGGTGATAGGATGGCAAGGCCGGCAAAATCAGCCAGGGTAAAGACTGGCACAATTACAAAAGAAGAAGAGGCGCAGCGCCTTGAGCTGGAGGATAAGCTCCGCGGAAAGAATGACAAACTGGTGCCGCCGCTGTACCTGACGGAATCCCAAATGGAGATATTTAATTACATCATGGCCGAATTGCAAGAGGCCGACATCCTGGGAAACCTGGACCTGTTCATTCTGGCCCAGACCGCCATTGCTGTGGACCGTATCCAGGAACTGGACCGGAAGGCCAACGATAAGAAGGAACTGCTCTTTGAGAATTCCTTCCGGATGGCCAGGGCCGAGGCATCAAAGGAATACTTCCGGTGCTGCAATGAGCTGTGCCTATCCCCTCAGAGCCGGGCGAAGCTGTCCATCGCGAAAGTGAAGCCTGGAGAGAAGAAAAAGACCATCATGGATTTAATCAATGAGGACGACGAGGACCAAGGTTAAGCACCCGGCGGTCGCATATGCTGAGGGGGTATGCCGGGGAAAGATAAAAGCACCGAGGTACGTTATCCTCCAATGTGCAGACTTTTTGCAGACGTACAAGGGGAAGAACAAGAAATACATCATCAATGAGAAACTGTTGGATAAGATATATAAAATTCTCAAGGTACTTAAGATGGCAAAGGGGCCGAAGGCTGGTCAGTCCATCTATTCGGCGCTGGCCGGATATCAATGGCTGCTTATAACAGCAGTCCTCTGTACGGTCCATCGGAATGACAAGCGGATGCGCCGGTATCAGACGGCGGTCCTGGAGATTTGCAGAAAGAATGGCAAGACATTTGTTGTTGCTGTTCTTTTTATTTTGCTTTTTTACCTGGAGCCGGCCTATTCCAGGTTCTTCTCTGTGGCGCCGGATGGGGCGCTGGCCCGTGAGATTAAGGAGGCTCTGGAGCCGTTGCTGGCAACTAACGTGGAGGTCTTTGAGGAGAACGAGTTTAAGGTGCTGCGGGATTACATCCTGCATAACCCCACAAAGACGAAGTACACGCCACTCAATTACTCTACCAGCAGGATGGATGGAAGGGAACCAAGCGTGTTTATTGCTGATGAAGTGGGAGCCTTGCCTACATCCTATCCGGTGGAGGCCATGCGCTCCGGCCAGCTACTCATACGGAATAAGCTGGGATTTATCATTTCAACCAAGTATCCAACAGCGGACAATCCGCTGGAGGACGAGGTGGACAATGCCAAGAAAATCCTGGGCGGCCTGATTGATGACGAGACAGTGTTTGCTCTACTCTATGAGCCAGACAATACAAAAGATTGGGCTACGGATGATACTATCCTGGCCCACGGAAATCCCCTGGCATTGGAGATACCGGAGGTCTGGGATGAATTATTGCTGAAACGGCAGAGGGCTATCAACCGGGAGAAGCTGCGGGAGAACTTCCTGACCAAGCACTGTAACATCATCTATCAGGGCGCCGGGACTGAGACATACATCCCGATTGACCAGGTAAAGGCCTGCAAGGTACCGCGGATAGACTGGGAAGGCCGGGAGGTTTATGTGGGTGTTGACCTTGCAATGACAAACGATAACTGTTCCGTGACCATGTCGGCGGAGGAGGATGGGGAGATACTGAGCCACGTCATGACATTTATACCGGAGGGAAGGATTGATGAAAAGAGTGAGTTTGAGAAGTTTGATTACAGGGCAGCCATTGCCGCGGGAACCTGCATTGCCTGCGGTGATATGACAGTGGACTACGGCGTGATTGAGGACTACGTGGCAGGCTTGGAGGAATCCAGAGGCGTGGTTATTAAGTCAATCGGCTATGACCGATATAATGCCCTGTCAAGCGCCCAGAAATGGGATAAGAATTATACAACGGTGGAAATACGGCAGCATTCGGACACCCTGCATCCTCCCACCAAGCTATTGGCAGAAATGGTGGCAAACCAGAAGTGGCATTACGAGGAAAACCGGCTGCTGGAAACCAATTTTGAGAATGCGAAGTGTACCTATGACACCAACATGAACCGGTATGTTAACAAGAAGAAATCCAAGGGGAAGGTGGACGGAGTGGTGAGTATTATCAACTCAGTGTATCTGCTCCAGCAGGATATCCTCTTTGATGACAGCGGTTTTACAGTGCAGGTGTGTTAGTTGCGATATCGCAACAGAGAGAGGAGTGATTGCATATGTGGTCCTTTCGGTTGAGGGCAGACCCGGAACCAGAGAAAACAGAAACAGAGTCCAACGAAGATGCGTTGCTGCGGGCCAGTCTGTCGGATGACTACATGACCAGGGACCAGGCCATGAATGTGCCAGCCTTTGCGGCCTGCGTGAATAAGATAGCAGAAACCGTTTCAACCATCCCTATTCGGCTTTATAGGCTGGTGGATGGAAAACTGGAAGCTGTTGAGGATGATACCAGGGTCCGGCTGCTAAATGATGATACCGGGGACACGCTGGATGGGGTTCAGTTCAAGCGTGCACTGGTCAGAGATTACCTGATGGGTAAAGGCGGGTATGCCTTCATAAACCGCACTGGGAATCGAATACGTTCCCTGCATTACGTCAGGGAATCTGAGGTCTCCTTCCTGTTCACGTCAGACCCGATTTTTAAGGATTATGACATCATGATTCAAGGGACGAAATATAAGCCCTTTGAATTTCTGAAAGTGCTCAGGAATACGGAGGATGGACGTTCCGGCAGGAGTGTGGTGGATGAGAACAGTGAAGTCCTGAGCGTAGCCTATCATTCCCTGAAGTATGAAAAGAATCTGGTCAAGACCGGTGGCAATAAGAAAGGGTTTGTCAAGTCGGCTAAAAAGCTGGCAGAACCGGCCATTAAGGCATTAAAGGCAGCATGGCGCCGACTTTACCAGAACAACACAGAAAATGTCGTCATATTGAACGAGGGGTTAGAGTTTCAGGAGGCCAGTAACACGTCTGTGGAGATGCAGCTGAACGAGAACAAGAAAACTAACAGTGACGAAATCTGTAAGCTGTTCAACATGCCGCCAGCTATGATAAACGGTGGCGCCACGGAGCAGGATAAGACAAACTTCGTCCAGTACTGCCTGAATCCAATCTTAAAAGAGTTTGAATGCGCCCTGAACCGGGACCTGCTTCTTGAATCAGAGAAGGGGTCCTTTTATTTTGCAGCGGATACGTCAGAGCTGACCAAAGGGGACATTGAAAAACGTTTCCGGGCTTATGAGACGGCCAGTAAGAACGGATTCATGCAGATTGATGAGATACGCTTAAGGGAGAATCTGCCGCCGCTGGGATTGGATTTTGTCCGCCTTGGCCTGCAGGATGTGCTGTATGACCCGGAGACGAAACAGTTTTACATGCCGAACATGAACAAGACCGGCGGACTTGGACAGAAAGAGTCAGGGCCGGAGCAGAAAGAAGGTGAAAAAGAAAAATGAGGATTGAACTAAGGTCAGACAGTGTGGTGATTGAAGGCTATGTCAATGCCGTGGCCAGGGATTCGCGGCCTATGAGGGACCGTAAGACCGGGAAACGGTTTGTGGAGCAGATTGTACCTGGGGTGTTTGAGCGAGCGCTCAGACACAATGAGGTGCAGCTGCTCCTAAACCATGACAAGACCAGGAATCTAGGTTCCACAAGCACAAATCTGGAGCTGTACGAGGACAGCATCGGACTCCATGCCCGGGCAGAGGTCACGGACCCGGAAGTCATTGAAAAAGCCAGGAAGAAGAAACTCCGCGGCTGGTCCTTCGGGTTCCGGGAACGGGACGCCAGCAAGGAGGATATCAACGATGCGTTGGAGCGCCGGTTCGTGGAGGATATGGACCTTGTTGAGGTGTCCATTATAGATGAGCGCAAGCAGCCATGCTATGAGGGAACCAGCGTTGAGGTGAGGGCAGAGGGTGATATGGTTCTGACACCGGAACCATTGGAGGTCCGTGCGGATTATGTGGAGGTCAAGGAAGCAAAGGAAACGATTGATATGAGTAAGTATCACAATAGAATCAAGGAATTAGAGAAGGAGAAAGCAGAATGAGAAAGAAAACAGTTGCAAGGCAGTACATGCAGTATCGTGCGGAGGACTTAAAGTCTCTTACGGAGCAGCGGGCCGACCTGGTTCAGCAGATGAAAGACCTGACGTCCACCGCAGAGACGGAGCAGAGGGCGTTCAGCCAAGAAGAGGACCAGCAGTTTGATGACCTGGATAAACAGGTGAAGGCCCTGGACAGCACTATTGAAAAGTTGGAACGTGCCAGGGACTTGAAATTGAATGTTATCAGCACAGAGAAAAATGAGGACCTGAAACAGGAGGAGCTGGAAGAGCGTGCTTTTGCGGCCTATATCCGCGGGGAGGCCCTGGAGGAACGTGCTGGTGAGATGACAAAGACCGATAATGGCGCCGTTATCCCCAAGACGATTGCGAACCGGATTATCAAGAAGGTGGAGGACATCTGCCCAATCTATAAGATGGCGACCCGGTACAATGTAAAAGGGGCTCTGTCAATCCCGTACTATGCAGCTGATGGTAACACAATCAAGATGGCCTATGCAGAGGAATTCAAATCCCTTACCAGCACCAGCGGGAAGTTCACCAATATCGAACTGACTGGATACCTGGCCGGCGCCCTGTCCAAAGTGTCCAAGTCCCTGGCAAACAACAGCCAGTTTGACATCGTATCGTTTGTTGTTAATGAGATGTCTGAATCAATTGCAAGGTTCCTGGAGGCGGAACTGCTGCATGGGACTGATGCCAAGGTTGAGGGTTTGAAGGGCGTGACCCTCAGCGTGGAAACCGCGGCGGCATCCGCCGTCACGATGGATGAAATCATCATGCTGAAGGACAAGGTGAAGGATGCCTTTCAGGCAAAGGCCGTATTCATTATGAACAGCGCGACCAGGACGGCCCTACGTCTGCTGAAGGATGGTAATGACCGGTATCTCATGCAGGATGACATCACGTCCCCCTTCGGTACGACTCTCCTGGGAAAGCCGGTTTATGTGTCAGACCAAATGGACGGAATGGAGGCGGGGAAGACAGCCATTTACTATGGGGATCTGTCCGGCCTGGCTGTAAAACTGTCCGAGGATGCATCCGTGCAGGTCCTCCAGGAACGATATGCGGATGAACATGCCATAGGTGTGATTGCATGGATGGAGTTTGATGCTAAGGTCGAGAATGCCCAGAAGATTGTCAAACTGGTCATGAAGGCATCCGATCAAGGAGGCAGGACATGAAGGTCAAGGCACTGAAATCATTTTCCGGCGCGGTATCCATGTATAAGGGTGAGGTCAGAGAAATCATAGATGTGGTATTAATCCGCGACTTGGCTCAGGCTGGATATATCGAGCAGGTTACTGTGAGAAAGGGCGTAAAGGATGAAAGTGAGCGAGATAACGCTTAAGGATATCTGTCGGCAGATACGGACGGAAGAGGCATACCTGACGGAGGAGGACAGGCAGTATCTGGAAATCCTCCTTCCGGCAGCCATGGACTATGTAAAGGGATATACCGGTCTCGATGAGGCTGCGATTGATACACATGAGGACATCACAATTGCCGTTTTGGTACTTGTCTCCGATATGTACGATAACCGGCAGATGACCGTAGATAAGAACAATGTCAACCGGGTGGTGGACACCATCCTTGGGATGTATTGTGAGAACCTGCTATAGGAGGTGGCGCCATGAATGCAGGGGCATACCGGGAGCCGGTGACGATTGAGAAGAATGGCTATACCGAGGATGATATTGGGAACCAGATAGCAGCCTGGACGGAATATTACCGTGGATACGCCTACATGAATAACCTGTCAGGCTCCGAGTATTGGGAGGCCGCGCAGACACAGGCCCAGAACACAATCATGTTCATACTGCGTTATCATCCGCTACTGGGGGCCATGAACACGAAGGGGTACAGGCTGGTACACCGGGGTAAGGCTTATGACATCACCAGTATTGATAATGTCCAGTATAAAAATGAAACCGTGAAAATCCGTGCCACAGCAAAGGAGTGATGTCATGTCAGGAATCAGGATTGACTCTCTGGGAACAGAGATTGCCAAAATGATGGAGGAGTATGCCTCTGAGGTAGCCGCCGACACAAAGGCAGAAGCCAGGGCAGTTGCAAAGGAGACCGTGAAGGAACTGAAAAAGACATCCCCGGATGGGCCTGGGAGCAGGAAGGGACATTATAAGGATGGATGGGCCTCAAAGGTGGAATCGGAAAATGCCGTATCCATAGGAATCCGGATATACAACAAGAAAAAGCCGGGCCTCACCCATCTGTTGGAAAAAGGTCATGCGAAACGGGGCGGTGGCCGGGTAGAAGGTATCCCGCATATAGGCCCTGCGGAGAAGCAGGCCGCCAAAGAGTTTGAGAAACGTCTGAAAGCGAGGTTATCACAATGACAGAAAAAGAAGTGTATCAGATGGTTAAGTCAGCCGGATTCCCGGCAGCTTACCATCATTTCGAGGAAGGGCGGGAACCGGAAAAACCATACCTGGTGTATTTGTACCCAGAAACCAATAACTTTTCCGCTGACGGGATTGTCTATCAGGGTATCAACGAGCTGGATTTAGAACTTTATACGGATAGAAAGGACCCGGATGCGGAAAAAAGAGTGGAAGCCGTGCTGAAAGAGCATGGCTTTTTCTATGAGAAAACAGAGACGTACCTTGAATCTGAAAAGATGTATGAGGTGCTGTATGAAATGGAGGTATTAATCAATGAATAAAGTCAAGTACAACCTTAAGAACGTGCATTATGCACCACAGACAACAGGAAAGGATGGGGCAATCAAGTTTGCCAAACCGACACCCATCAAGGGGTCTGTCAGCATATCCCTGGATGCCCAGGGTGACATCTCCAAGTTTTACGCGGATGGAATCACCTACTATCAGGCAGCTTCCAATAACGGCTATGAGGGGGACCTGGAGGTGGCCCTGCTGCCGGAAAGCTTCCGGACGGACATCTTGGGGGAAACATTAGACGGAAAGAAGGTCCTGGTAGAAAATGCCGATGCCAAACAGACCGCGTTTGCCCTGCTGTTTGAGTTTGACGGTGATGAGAAGGCTATCCGACATGTGCTGTATAACTGTAGCGCCACCAGGCCGTCTGTGGAGTCTCAAACAAAAGAGGAATCTATTGAGCCGGTGACGGAGACGCTGACCATCTCTGCAACACCTCTTCCGGACGGGAGGATTAAAGCACGGACCGGTGATACAACGGATGAGGCAACCTATAACGGTTGGTATGGCAATGTATATGAGACAGCCGCATCCGGCTTAGGAGCGTAACGGAGGTAAGACATGATAAGCAAGGAAATAGAGATTGATGGAAAGCTGGTGCCGTTCAAGGCATCGGCTGCCATACCAAGGCTGTACCGGGCGCGGTTCCGGCGGGATATCTTCCGGGATTTAATGCGTCTGGGAAAGGCCGTGAAAGGCGAGGAAATCCCAATCAGTGACCTGGAGCTGTTTGAGAATGTGGCATACATAATGGCGCTTTATGCTGACCCGAAGCAGCCGGACACCCCGGAGGAGTGGCTGGACCAGTTCAATACGTTTTCAATTTACACGGTACTGCCCCAGCTCCTTGACCTGTGGCATCTGAACATTGAGACAGATGTGGAGGCCAAAAAAAAACGAAGCCGAGCAGCCGGGAAATGACAACGCCCTTGTTCATGCTTCGGGCGGCCCAGCTGGGGGTAGCGGTTAGTGACCTCGACCTGCTCACCATTGGGCTGGTCCTGGACATGTTTACAGAGTCACAAAATGACAGCTATAAGTATCCAAGCCTGGCAACCCAGGAGGATTTTGACAAATTTTAAGGTGGTGGTATCGTGGCAGACCGTATCAAAGGAATCACAATAGAAATCGGTGGGGATACCACCGGTTTAAACAAGGCATTAAGCGGCGTCAACAAAGAAATCAGCAGCACACAGGGCCAGCTTAAGGATGTGGAGAGACTGCTGAAACTGGACCCAACCAACACGGAGCTGCTGCGGCAGAAACAGAAGCTCCTGGCAGAGGCCGTGCAGGGAACTAAGGGTAAACTGGATACCCTGAAAGAGGCAAACAAGCAGGTGGCAGAATCAGCCTCAAACTATGATGCCTGGAAAGAAAAGTATGACCCAATCAAGAAACAGATAGACGAGACCAAAAATAAACTGGGCGACCTAAAAGAACAGTCCAGGAACGCCGATGAGCAGCTGGCAAACGGAGAGATATCTCAGGAGAAGTACGATGCCATACAGGAGGAAATCAAAAAAACCTCCAGCGAATTAAAGACGCTCCAGAAATCAGCTAAGGAAGTATCGGATGAATTTGGGAACCCGGTAGCGCCGGAACAGTATGACGCCCTGCAGAGGGAGATAGCTGAGACGGAGCAGCAGCTTAAGTCCCTGGAGGACCAGGCCGGGAAGGCCAATACTACCCTGCAGCAGATTAGTGCGGCCGGTGATAAGTTCCAGGAAGTTGGACAGAAGATTGAAGGGGTTGGGAAGAAACTGCTGCCAGTTACGGCCGCTGTGACCGGCATTGGGGCCGCCGCGGTGAAGACAACGGCTGACTTTGACGAGTCCATGTCTAATGTGTCGGCCATCAGCGGGGCCACGGGTGAAGATTTTAACCGGTTAAGGGAAAAGGCTAGGGAGATGGGCGCAGAGACGAAATTTAGCGCATCTGAGGCCGCAGACGCCATGAGTTACATGGCAATGGCAGGCTGGAAAACAGATGACATGCTGAACGGTATCAGCGGAATCATGAACCTGGCAGCTGCATCCGGTGCAGACTTGGCGACCACATCCGATATCGTAACGGACGCCCTGACCGGTATGGGATACACGGCAGCGGATGCCGGGCGCCTGGCCGATGTTATGGCAGCGGCCTCCAGCAATGCCAACACCAACGTGGAGATGATGGGCGAAACATTCAAGTATGTGGCGCCTGTTTGTGGCTCTCTGGGGTATTCTATGGAGGATACGGCTCTCGCAGTGGGATTGATGGCCAATAGTGGCATCAAGGCCAGCCAGGCAGGTACCCAGTTGAGAGCAGCCATCACCAATATGGTAAAACCCACGGAATCCATGGAAGGCGTCATGAATGAACTGGGGATTGAGATTGCCAATGAAGACGGTTCAATGAAGTCTCTGGATGAGACATTAAAAATCTTGCGGGAATCCTTTGCTGTCACCACAGAGGAACAGAAGGCCCAGCGTCTGGCTACCCTGGAGCAGCAGGCTATTGCTGACGGATACGGGGAAACGCTTAAAGGGTTGTCGGAGGAAGAAAAGTATTTCCAGCTTGCAATGTATGCCGGTCAGGAACAGATAAAGGATATGTCTGAAGCTCAGTTTAAGAAACAGGCAATGGATAAACTGGGAATCGAAGTGACCAAAAAGACAAATAAAGCACAGGTGGCCCAGAATCTTGCTTTAGCATTGGGGACTCAGGCTATTGAGGGGCTTACCCAGGAGCAACAGTCCGCATATGCGGCGACTCTTTTCGGCAAGGAGGCCATGAGCGGCATGCTGGCCATCATAAATGCCAGCGAAGATGATTACAAAAAACTGTCGGATGCTATTGCCAATTCAGAGGGCGCGGCAAAGGACATGGCAGAAACAACGCAGGACAACCTCAACGGACAGCTGACCATCCTTAAAAGCCAGCTGCAGGAGGCTGCAATTGCGATTGGTGACGCGCTGATACCTAAAATACGGGCGCTTGTGGCAAAGATACAGCAGTGGACGGACTGGTTTAATAAGCTGGATGCAACCCAAAAGGAGACAGTTGTAAAAATTGGTTTACTCGTTGCAGCAATCGGTCCCCTGCTTATATCCATCGGAAAGCTTTCTACCGGAATTGGCGCACTTATGAAGATGCTCCCTGTAATATCAGGAGGATTGACCGCATTGTCTGCGAGTGGAGGCCCGCTCTTCTTAACTGCATTAGCTGTTGGCGTTTTAGGAGGCGCCTTTCTTGCAGCGCAGGGTAATATGGTTGACTATTACGAAGACGCGCGGGAGCTTACAGAGGCAGAAAAAGAGAATAAAGAAAAGGTAGAAGAGCTGAAAGGCGCTTATGATGAGTTGTCGCAACGTAGGCAGGAATCCGTATCCGTCATAGAGGCGCAATCGGGAAAAGAGAAGGAGCTGTGGAAGGAATTACAGAATATCACAGACGAGAACGGGAAAATCAATGAGGGTTATGAGGTCAGGGCAGCATTTATTGTCAATGAATTGAAAAATGCACTTGGTATTGAGATTGACATGGTCGATGGTGTCATCAAAGATTATCAGGGACTTCAGCAGGAGATTAATAATCTCATTGAGAAGAAAAAGGCGGAGGCCACACTGAATGCCTATCAGGAATCATATACGGAGGCTATCGTTAAGCAAAAGGGGGCAAGGGAGGCACTTTTTGATGCAACCAAAAATTCAGAGACGGCGACTCAGAATTATAATGACGCACTTGCAAAAGAAAATGAACTGCAGTCAGAATATAATCGCCTTATGGCTGAATATGCCTCTGATGGAACAAATGATGAATTGAGGCAGCAGTTGTATGACCTGCAAGACCAACTTATTATGGCAGGAGAAACAACAGCAGGCTTTAAGGACCACATGATTGAGAACAATCAGACTTTAGCGGACGCAACTGCGGCACTGGAAGGGTATAACTCCACGATTGCAAATTACGAGGGTGCGAGTGCTGCTATAATTTCCGGGGACCAGGCAAAAATATCAGAATCATTAGATCTGTTAACCAATGACTTTCAAACCTCTGAGACATCTACGAGAGAGAGTCTAGAAAAACAATGCGAAACTTACAAGACAAAATTAGCTGAGGCAAGGGCAGCAGTTAAGGAAGGCGCGCCAGGTATTACCGATGAGTATGTCGCTGAGCTCGTTCGTTTGGAATTGAAGAGCCGGCAGGAACTTGCAAAAATACCAGAAGATGCAGATAATTCTCTGACAGATGCAACTCAGAGTGTTAAAAGCAAAACCGGAGAAATGGAAATATCAGGGACCGAATTTTCCGGAGGTCTCGCCGCTGGTATTCTAAGCGGAGTAGGAAAGATTTCTGATACTGCGAAAACATTGGCTGACGCTGGAGTAGGTGCAGTTGAGGATACCCTCGAAATCAGCTCATCATCAAAAGTGATGGAGAAGGTAGGGGAAAAAACTGATGCTGGCCTTGAAGGGGGAATTGATGGTGGGAAGGGCGATGTCGTTGATGCAATGACAGATGTAGCCAATGAAACTGAATTTGCTGCAGAAGATGGGCTGCCACAGGAAGCATTCTCAAATATTGGAAAGCAAATAACGGCAGGACTAACAGGCGGAATCACTTCGGGAAAGAGTGAGGTGGTGAAAAACGTTCAGCGCATGTGCGCTGAAATAATCACGTCTGCAAAAACGCAGTTAGGTGTTCATTCTCCATCCACGGTATTCGCATACATAGGCCAGATGTCCGGTAAAGGATTCATTACCGGATGGGCAGGAACCGTAGCGGAGATACAGAATACCATCCACTCCTCAGTCAGTAAGGCCGTGACTGAGGCAACGGCAACATTTTCTGGAATCGAGGACTCATTGCTTTCACTTCGTGATTCATCCGGAAGCACCATTTCCGAAGTAGTAAAAAATGCAGAAGAAGCGCAGGAAGCCCTGCAGAAGATTCAGGACGGACTTGAAAAAACGATATATGGTCAGATTAATACCTTTGACAAATTTGACGGTAAAACCAAGATGTCCACAAATGAACTTTTGGAAAACATGCAGTCTCAGGTTGATGGAACAGAGCAGTGGTCTGATAACTTGAGAGAGCTGGCAGAAAGAGGAATTGACCAGGGACTATTGCAGAAACTGGCAGAGATGGGGCCGAAAGGTGCTGGATACGTTGCGGTATTCGCTAAAATGACGGAAGAAGAGTTACAAAAGGCGAATGATTTATTTGCACAGACAATGACCCTTCCAGAAGCAACTGCGGAAAGCATTATGCAGTCATATCAGGTTGCCGGTGGGTTTAAAGATGGCATAACCGAAGAAATCCCACAAGTAATAGAGGAAGTATCGAAAATGTCGCAAGGAATCACTGCAACCATTGAGGCGCTCATCCCCCTGGCTGACACATGGTCTGAGGATATGATGGATGGATTCATCCAGGGTATCAAGGCAAAGACGTCCGAAGTAGAAGCAGCCTGCCGGAGTGTGGCGGGCACGGTCTCTGATTATCTGCATTTTACCAGACCTGAAAAGGGACCGCTCCGCTATTACGAGGAATGGATGCCTCATATGATGCAGGGCCTTGAAGAAGGTATCAGGGGAAATATGTGGCGTGTCACGGACCAGATGGCAGCCCTGGCCGGGAGCATGGACGTCATGACTATGAATATGACAGGCGGCGGGGAACAGAACATCGGTGTCACACAGAAGGTCATTTCATTGCTGGAGACATACCTTCCGGACATTGCTTCCCAGAAGTACGTCATGATGGACGGGAAAGCCCTGGTGGGCAAGACCGTGGGACAGATGGACCGGAAACTGGGCCAGGTACAGGCCCTTAAGGAGCGAATAGGATGATACATCAAAGCGTGAGCATAAACGGCATTGACATGCTGTCAACCTACAGGATGGCACTGGCAAATAGACATTGTGTCCAACCGCCGGTACCAAAGACATTTTATCAGGATATTCCGGGGGCCGATGGCTCCCTGGACCTCTCCACAGCGATTGCGGGACGGATTATTTATGAGCGGAGGGCAATTACTCTTAATTTTGGATGTGGGTACCCCATGGACAAGTGGCCGGAAGTGTTTTCTGAAATCCTGCAAAACTTTCATGGTAGGGAAGGAAAACTAATATTTGATGATGACCCGATGTACTATTATGCCGGTCGCATGACGGTATCTGAATACTCCAGAGCAAGGACCCTGGGGACATTCACTATCAGCGTGAATGCTGACCCTTATAAGTATGAGCTTACAGCATCGGACGAGGACTGGCTATGGGACCCTTTCTCTTTTGAGAAAGGGATAATCCGTGATTATAAGGAACTGGAAGTAACTGGCAGTCTGTCCCTTACCGTTCCTGGCACACAGAGATGGGTTATACCTGAAATTACGGTATCAGCTGCTATGACGGTGAGATATGACGGCAAGGACTATGAACTGAAACAAGGAACGAATAAGATATATGACATCGTTATAAAGGAAGGGGAGAACCCGCTCATGTTCACCGGGACCGGGACGGTTACCATATCGTACAGGGGAGGAATATTGTAAATGTATCGGGTATATGTAAAAAACATGAATGGAGAATACCCCATATACGAGCCGCTTGATGATACACTTCGGATATTTGAGCCAGTGCTTACCCAGGAGATGGGAGGCGCCGGCTCTTTCACTTTCCAGATATACGAAGGGCATCCTTATTATAAGCAATTGAAAGTCCTTACATCTGAGGTAATTGTTTATGATGATGACGAAGGGATATTCTATGGCCGGATGTGGAGGCCGGAACAGGGCTTTGACAATATAGTCTCAGTTACCTGTGAGGGGGACCTAACATACCTACTGGACAGTCAGCAGCGTCCTTTTAATTATACAGGAGGTATAGACGGATACATAGGACAGCTTCTTGACGTCCACAACAGCCAAGTGGACGCTGGCCGGCAGATTAAAAAAGGTAACATAGTGGTGAGTGGTGATGATGGATACAAAGAGTGGAGCGTCCAGGACTTTTCAGATACGCTTACACTATTGAGGCAGTTGCCGGAATCATTTGGAGGCTATCTCCGTATCAGGCATGAGGCCGGAGTGCGTTATCTGGACTATCTATGGGATTATGGAGGGGTTAATACTCAGGTAATCCGGTTCGGAGAAAACCTGCTGGATTTGACTCACTATGTTGACGCCACACAGATTATAACGTGCCTGATTCCCCAGGGCGCAGACGTGGAATACAAAGATGAGTCAGGGGAGACGCAGGCCAAGGCGGTAGATATAACATCTATCAATGGGGGAGTGGACTACATCGAAAGCGCGGATGCTGTGGAACAGTACGGAAAGATATGGGGATACCAGAAATGGGATGATGTGACTGAACCCGGTATGTTGCTTGCAAAGGCCAGGGAATACCTCAAAGAGGCGTCAACCCTTCCGGAATCCATGGAAGTATCTGCTGTGGACCTGGCTGCCATAGACAGCACCGTACAACAATTTCAATTAGGATTCTGGACAGATGTATCCAGCGGACCTCATGGAATCAATCAGAAGTTCCTGCTTACACGGCGGGAAATCAATCTGCTTGACCCTGGCCAGGGCAGTATTACATTGGGGAGGCAGACTGAGACCCTGACTGGAACAACGGTCAAGAACCAGATAGCTGTATCTGAGCGCATTGAGAAAGTGGCAGAGGACACGGTCCAGGAGATTAACCGGCAAGTGGAGAACGCTACGCAGCTCATCACGGGAGGTAAAGGCGGCTATGTCATCATTGACAACATAGAGCCCGACACCGGAAAGACGACCACTCCGTGGCGTATCCTCATCATGAATACACCGGATAAGGAGACGGCTACAAATGTAATTCAGTTCAATCAGAATGGCATCGGATTTTCGACCACTGGGATAAATGGACCTTATAAGAATGCATGGACCATAGATGGAAAACTGATAGCAGACTATATTACTGGAGGTACGATGCTTGCGGACCGCATCCGTGGAGGGACGCTGGAGCTTGGAGGAGGGGGACTTGGTAAGGATGGAGTTCTGGTAATCAAAAATGTGGATGGTAAAGAACTGGCGCGTTTTGATAAAAGCGGAATAACGATAATCGAAGGTAATATTAACATGACATCCGGAAGTATCAGCCTTCCGGGATTCAAATTGACATCTGAAGGTGTCCTTACCCTTGACGGTACCAGCAATAATACGACAGTAGGGGCCAACCTTGTCAATTGTAAAACCCTGAGGGTATCAGAACAGATAATGGCCAGCGGGGCGTCATTTAATATCGGTGGTATGTACAGCACAGGCAGCTATGTCCATGGTAGCTTCATGGGGGACTTCCGCGGCTCATTCTATGAGACATCTGACCGGCGGAAAAAGAAACGGATACGACCATTGAAGGAAGGTCAGGCCCTGGCGATAGTATTGGGTCTGAACCCCGTATCATTTATGATGAAAGAGACCGGTGAACCGATGATGGGTTTTGTGGCTCAGGATGTGGAGAAGTTACAGAAGCAGCTGGGGATTGACCTGCCGTTGACATCCATGGATAAGGATGGGTATTACTGTATCCCCTATATGAATTACATTGCCCTTCTGACCGGTGCAATACAGGCCCAACAGAAGCAGATAAACCGTTTAATAAGGAAAAGAGAAAGAGGTGATAAACGATGGCTGATATCAGTAAAGAGATTAATGACTTCCGTACTGCGGTGTATGGGCGGGATGTCCGGAATAGTATGATCACGCTGGCTGAAAAAGTTAACACAGAAGTGGAGACTAATACAGCGAATGTGAACAGAGCAGTGAATACGGCCAACACGGCCAGCAGCAGAGCAAACCAGACCCTGGAAACAGCGCAGGAGGCAATCAATGAGGCAGAAACCACGTTACAGGCAGCCAATACAGCAAAGACAGACGCCCAGTCAAGTGCATCGGCAGCAGAAGAAAGCGCTAGTGCGGCAGAGGTGAGTAAAACCGCGGCGGCGCAGAGTGCGGAAGCGGCCGCGGAAAGTGCAGCAGAAGCGGAACAAATTGCGGAAGGACTTGGGGGATTTAATGGTAGTGCAGCGTCAGTGACAGCGGTTGATACGCAGGGGCTGGTTGTGGGGGGAGGAAAGAATACGAACGCCCAGGCATTGTTTAATGCCCTTGCCCTGAAAGTCGCGCAGGAGCTTGTGAGCAATACGAAACTTGCTCAACAGCTGGCTGATTATGTTAAAAAAACTGACATCGTGCAGACAGAGTCCACAGCAACAAATAAGGTCCCATCCAGCGCATACCTTAAGCAGGTCAAAGCTGACATAAATAGCAATTTAGCATCCAAAATAACTGTGATGACTTATTCAAAAGCGAATATCCCTATTGTTGCCGGAGACGATTTTTTTGCCAATATACCCGTGGACATTGAGACATCTGCGTATAGATGGGTATTTTCTGTATTATCTGATATCTCTGGAGATAACAGTACTAAAATAAACATAAGCACTTGTATATGGCAAAACGGACAAGTACATATTAAAGGTAATAACCAAGCAACAGGCACAGCAAACATAAGTCTTTCGGGTCTTGTAATCGCTATTAAATGATTATTTATCAAAACACGATACTTCCCCTTACTTTAACCGCAGATTCCGGTATTGCTGTCCCTTCCAACGTCAGCAGTTTTATTGTCCCATCTGGCGATATTAATATCATGAGGAATCGTTTTCCTGCAAAATCATATACATAGGCGCTGATATCCTGCTTTGGGGCATATTGGCTGGATATGGTTCCAATGACGGAGTTAGAGATAGCCGATGTATAGACATATACTAGGGCAGAATACATACATTGTCCATTACTATATTTCGCCACATTATGATATCCGCCTGCGATATTCTTCGGCGATGTTGAAACGCCTGTAATATTAGGAATATTATAGGTCCCGATAATATTCTTGTTCGCTAAATTGCTATTTTAAATATGAATGTAACCTGCAAACCAGGTCCCTAAACCAGGGGCTTATTTTATTGCCCGGAAGGGCGGAAAGGAATGAACCTATGAATGAAAAAATCCTACTGAAAAACGGGAAGGAGTATCCGCTGGTCATCGGCGGCACCTCCTCCACGCCCGGCACTCTACGGCTTATTTTCCAGACGGATGAGGCACTTGAGGATATCGTGGGCGTGTTTAATGACACCGCAGCCACGGAGCAGATTAAGACTGTCAATGTGGATGGCGGAACCCTAGCCGTGTACGATGGCTATACCGTGTTGGGCAACCCTAAGTCTATTGACGACCACTATCTTATCACTCCAGAGCAGTACGCGGAGGATGGCGCCGTCACCACAGAGGCTGTATATGGCCGTGTGGCGCTCCTGACGCTCTTTCAGCCGCGGGAGGCAGCCAAGGTGGAAAAGAATACAGCTGATATTGATTACGTGGCTATTATGGCCGGTATTGATTTATAAGGGGAGGTGAGACCATGGATGTAAAGGGATTAGCGATAAAGTATTACCCAAGGCTGTGGAACATTAACCGGCTTAAGGCCCTGGTGGCGGCCGGGAAGTTATCTGAGGAGGATTATAAGGAGATTACTGGCGAGATATACACCACAAAATAAGGAAAGGTGAGGTATATGACATGCAGATACCCACGGACATCATAGTGGCCCTCATCGGCCTGGCAGGCAGTGCATTTGGGGCCTTTATTGGCGTTCTGGCATCAGCCAAGCTGACCAATTACTGGATTGAACAGCTAGAAAAGAAGGTGGATAAGCACAACACCGTGATTGAGCGCACATACAAGCTGGAGGAGACACAGGCAGTCATCCAGGAGCAGATTAAGGTTGCCAACCATAGGATTGGCGACCTGGAAAAAGAAAGAGAGGAATAGAATATGGATTTATCATTTTTTAGCAATTATGCGGTGGCGGTCATTGTAGGCATTTGCTTGATTACAGGTTACATAGCAAAAAAGTGGGTGAAAGACCTGGACAACAAATACATCCCTACCATGGTGGCCATCCTGGGAGCAGCACTTAACATCTGGATTGCGGGAAGTGTAAGCCCGGATATCATTCTGGCCGGAGCCTTTAGCGGTCTTGCAAGTACAGGCCTGCATCAGGCGTTTAAACAGATGATAGAGGGCTAAGCGGCAGTTGCGATATCGCAACAGCAGAAAGGTAATGCTATGAGGACATTAAGATTTAAAGTATCCGGCCAGGAGCTGATAAGGGCTCCT